CATCAAGGATCCGTGATGCCCCCGTACATCGAACAGGCGCGTCGGGCGCCGATGAATCCCGATCCGTCGCCTGCGCTCACGCCGGGCGAGCTGAACTACCAACTCACGATGGTCGTGCGTGCGTACCTCAAGCATCACGGCTTGCGCTACGGGACCATCAACGACATCCTCGGCGCTCTCGAAGGAGCCAAGGCCGAGTTCTATCGTCGGGTCGCGGCGCCCTACGAGGATTCCAAAATCGCCGAAAACGGAGATGTCTACCCGTGAACGTAGGTGCTCGCAAGAAGAAGGTATACGTCGCAGGCCCCATGCGTGGCTACCACCAATCCAACTTCCCGGCCTTCGATCAGGCAGCCTCGTACTTGCGTGGTCGTGGCTTCGAGGTCTTCAACCCAGCAGACCATGATCGTGAGATGGGCTTCAACGGTTTCGAGTCAGACCAGCCGATTTCTGCCGAGACCTTCCACGAGATGTTCCGCTGGGATCTCGCGCGCGTCTCGGAGTCGGACTTCGTGGTCTTCCTCGACGGCTGGCAAAAGTCCCGTGGCGCGTGCGCCGAACGCACAGTGGCGCACTACCTCGGCATCCCATGCTACGACATCCAGCTAGCCTACATGATGTGTGAGATGGTGCCGCAAGCCCCCCTCAACGAACCCGATATCGTGTGGACCGAGAAGACCGATGTTGGTCCTCGGGGTTGATCCTGACCTGCACCACGCGGGCGTAGGGCTCGTCGCGGATGGGTCACGGATTCTATCTGTGGCCTGCCCGTGCGTGCGCACTAGCCTGCGCGGCACCGAGGCGATCATCGCCATGACGGAGCAGATGCAGGCCGCCATCTGCGGGATCTTCTTCACCTACGGCACGCCGGACTTGGCCGTGGTAGAGGGGCAGGAGAGTTACCTAGGCTCGAAGGTGCGCCCCCAAGACCTGCTGAACCTCGCCCTCGCAGCCGGCATCGCTGCGGGGCTCGCCAAGTCGCTTGGGGCCTCGCGCCTGCTCATCCCCCGGCCGCAGACCTGGAAGGGCTCGATCCCCAAGGCCGTGCATCAGAAGCGCATCCTGAGCCGGCTGAAGATCCCCTACGCCCCAGGCGAAGTACCGACGCGCATCCTCATGCCGCCGTCCTGCTTCGCCGGCATCACCAAGGGCAACTACACGCACGTCATCGACGCGCTCGGGCTTGCCTGCTGGGGCGACACTCAGTAGGATGGTGGCGCGGCCAAGGGGTCGTCACGCGCCAGAGTGCCCGGCCAGGGTAAGATGGAGGCGAGGTGTTCAGGGGCGCCCGGCAAGCGCCCCTGACCGTTTCAATTCGGAGGAATCGTCCAAGCAGCCCCTAGTGGGCTCTTCAGGCAGGACCCGGCATCGCCGGAAATGAGGGTTCGAGTCCCTCTTCCTCACCCACTACTTCAGAGGGATGTTGGTCTTGTCCTTCTTCGTCCCGATGAAGCCGAGGCCGTCCATGATGTCGTGCATGAAATTACGCGCGGGCTCGTGGACCTTTTCCTGGAAGCCATCCATGCCGCGCGTGAAGAACGGATGCGGCGGCGCAGGACCAACCGAGCGCGTCACGATGAGCTGCCCTGCTGCCAGCGACGTGAGGAACTGCGCCTTGGTTAGATGGATGATGTCAGCCGCGCGCACCGGGTAGCCAGCCTTGATGCGCGGGTCGTCGGCCGGATCCTTGAAATAGACCAGGAAGCGTCCGGGCTTCGCGTGGACTGGGCCGCGCCCGTCGTGGTAGTAGATCGCCCAGAAGTACGGCACGCCGATCGTGGCCGTGCCCTGGACCGGCACAAGGTCAATGCGCAGCGCGTCACGCAGCGTCTGGCTGTCGATCTTGAGACGAGCCTGATCCCTCGCACGCCGCGCTATCTCGGCGAGGAGCCGAGTCATGGGATCGACGAACGGCTGCTGCCCGCGAGCCATCAGCTACCTTCAGCCTGCTCCATCTTGGCGAGCGCTTCGCCGAGGACCATGCCGATTATGTTGCTCGCGCCATGCTTCTCGACGGCCTTCTTCAGCCCGGCCGAGAGATCGCGGCCCTGCGCCTGCGCGGTCGCCAGCGGTTGCTTCATGCGCGAGACGGTATCCATCTGGCCCAGGTCGAGTTCTTCGGTGATCTTCTTGAGCTTGAAGTCGCCCTTGACGAGCCCAAGGCCACCGTTGTATTTCGGATCGCCCAGGCTGACGCCGAGCGTCGTCGAGACGCACGTCTGCATCGGACCGACCACGAGGGCCTGGAAGGATTGCAGCGCGTTCGGCAGCTCGTTTGCGGAGCCGAGCTTGCCAGGGATCAGGATGCCGGCGAGCAGCGGAGGGACACCGTGAGCTGACACGATCGACAGCGCGAGCGTCTCGCTCATGTCTTTCAGCATCGTGGAATCGCCCGTGCCCTCCATCGCCAGCTTCTCGACCACGACATCCATGTTCGGGTCGGTGAGGTTCAGCGCCATCGTCTTGTGCGAATTGCCCGTGCCGATGTTCGCCTTGAGCGCCTGCTCCACCTTGTCCCAGTCGGGCTTCGCCATCTTGCCGCCCTTGATGACGAGGATGAACTCGGGTACGCCACGGTTGATGAAGAAGTCGAACGAGAACTGGTGCAGCGCCTGCATCAGCTCGATGCTCGCCGTCGCTGCGAGCCAGCGAGGCATGCCGTACCAACGATTGAGGTTGCTACTCTGGCGGAAGTGGATCACCTCGGAGACATTGGTCTTGTCCTTGAGGTTGTCCTTCAGGCGCACTAGCAGCTCTGCTCCTTCGCCGAAGCGCGCGAAGATGTTGCCGTAGTAGCCCACCTCACCGCTCGAAGTCTTGATCCGGTAGTGCCGGTTGTAGAGCTGGTCCTCGATGTAGATGTCCACATCCTTCGCAGGAATGTGATGGATGCCCGTGATCTTGCCATCCGGCTTCTCGCGCACGATCTCTAGGAAGCCGTTGCCCACGTCGAGGAAGTCCTCGGCCACGTCGCCCATCGTGTCCTGGAAGCTGATCTCGCAGAGCGGATCGAGAGTCTCGGGCACCTTCTCGTTGACGAATCCGAGGCCGACGAGCGCTTGCTTAGCGGCTTGGATGCACGTCGAATGGTGGACGTTGTTCAGCTTGAAGCGCTCGGCCGCGCAGAAATCGAACGGATGGCGTTTGCAGCCCTTGGCCACTCCCTGATTCGACGGCGCCACTGCGTCGGTGTCGGCCTTGAAGAGCTGCGCGAGCAGCGACATCGCCGAGTCATCGCGGGGGTACAGCAGCCGTCCTTCCCGCGTGGCGAAGCAGAAGCTGATGCTCTGCTCGGGGCCTCCCCCAGTTCGGTCGATCGTGACGGCGGGGCTAGCGGCGGGGCTGTTCGTGCTCATGTTGGATGGGGGCTTTCGGTAGGGAAAGCGAATATGGGGGCAGGCTACGAGACTAGAGTCTACCGGCCCTTGTGAAGCACCGCAAGCCCTGATAGGATCCTAGGCTATGCGACGCATCAAGAGCGCCAAGATCCGGTTCATTTCCCTCGTTCCGCGCGGCGCCAATCAGCTCCCGGTCCTCTACAAGTCGGAGGACGCCACGGCACAGTTCGATTGCATCGTGAAGGCCGACAACTTCGACGAGCAGGGCTTGCTGACGGCTGTCGTCTACGTGCCGAACCTCGCTGACTCGCAGGGCGATGTGGCCGACGCGCAGGTCATCAAGCAGATGGCCCATGACTACATCACGGACATGGGCGCCGTGGACATCAAGCACAACAACGTCGCGCTCGATCGCGCGAAGGTCTCGGTGGTCGAATCGTTCCTCATCCAGAAGAACGATTCCCGCTTCGCAGACATGAAGGATTACAGTGGCCGTCCCGTCGATGCGACGGGCGGTTGGGGTGTCGTCGTCCGAGTGGATGACGCCGAACTCCGTCGCCTCTACCGAGAAGGCCACTGGAACGGAGTCTCAATGGCTGGTCCTGCGATTGTCGAAACGATCGCCAAGGCCGACAACCAGAAGAAGGAAGACGACAACATGGAACTCAAGGAACTGGAAGCCGCGCTGGCGAAGTCGAACGAATCGCTCATCGCGGGTCTCGTGAAGGCACTGACTCCTCCGGCCGCGAAGGAAGAACAGGCACCCGTCATCAAGTTCGAGGGTGATCCCTCGGATCTCACCGCCGTCGCCGCGCACGAGCGTAAGCTCCGCGCCGCGCTCGTCAAGTGGGACGACGCCAAGAGCGTCGCGGGCTACAAGGCCGAGCTGGCCAAGGAAGCTGCCGACAAGGCCGCTGCCGAAGCCGCCGCGAAGCAGGGCAACAAAGGCAAGAGCCCCGAGCTGATCGCTGCGGAAGCCTCGCTGGCGAAGGCCCAGGCCGAGCTGACGAAGGCGCAGAAGGCGTCGAATCAGGGCGCTGGCGACAGCAAGGACGAAGGCAAGGGCGGCGACATCGAGCAGCTCACCGGGCTCTCGAAGGCCGACCAGAACGGCATGACCATCGGGCAGCGCATGGCGAAGCACCTGAACAGCCGCCGCTGATCCGAACGGTTCAACCACCTCCGTAACAATCAACCAACCTCCAGACAAGGAACAAGGACACACACATGGCTCTCGAAACCAATGAACTGTTCGACTCGGCAAGCCGCTCGAACGACGGTCGGATGATCTCCCGCCGCAACATGGTCGTCACCCTGGCGGCCTACAACCCCAGCTCCGGCGCGGACATCCTCCTGCCCGTGGGCACCCCGCTCTCCTACGATGCCTCGGCGAACAAGTACGTCGTCTGGGACACCGGCCTCCGCGTCGATGCGGTCCTCTACACCGAGAAGCAGTCGGACGCCACCGACGACGTGCAGTGCGTGGCGATGGTCGAAGGCGAAGTGCATTTCGATGCGCTCCACGTCCCGACCGAGAACGGCAGCTCCTCGGCGAACCTGAAGACGGTGCTGTACGACGTGGCGACGCGCTCGCAGCTCCTGCTCATCAAGGGCCTGCCGGGCGTGCAGCACTGATCCCTGAGACCCGACCCAACAACCTCCAGACAAGAAAACGAAAGCAGAGAACACACACATGGCATCCACCATCGAAGTCCTCTCTTGGTCGAGCCTCACCGCTGCGGTCAACGAGATCAAGAGCCCCAACCAGTTCCTCAAGAAGCTGGTGTTCGGTCATCACGAGACGCAGCCGACCGAGAGCATCGAGTTCGGCGTCTTCACGGGTGACCGCGAGATCGCGCCCTTCATCGAGCGCGACGGAGAAGCGATCCCGGTGTCCGGGTACGGCGAGACGTTCCAGACCGTCATGCCGCCGAACATCCGCATCAAGCGCCCCATCAAGCCGAGCGAGTTGCTCTTCAACCGTGCCCCTGGCACCGTGATCTTCGCGCCCAGTGCGGACGTGATCGTCTCGGCCGCCGAGGCCCACATCGCCCGTGACGCCAAGCGCCTCGCGGACATGGCCACGAATAGCGAAGAGTACCTCTGTGCTCTCGCCATTCGCGGGGTCATCAGCTACGTCGCGGCCGACGAGGCCAACTTCACCATCACGATCCCGAAGCCCTCGGGCAACAACATCACGCTGTCGGTCTTCTGGGACGACGTGGCCAACGATCCGGCCGCCGACTTCAAGACCGCGAAGAGCGTGATCTCCGAAGCCGTGGGCCTGGGCGTGACCGACGTGGTGCTCGGCTCGGAAGCCGCTGCGGCGTTCCTGGCTAGCGATAGCGTGAAGGCGCTGCTCGACAACCGCAACATCTCGGCGGGCAACATCGACCTCCAGCAGCAGTACCGTGACGACGGTGCGCTGTTCCTCGGCCGCTTCTGCGGCGTCAACGTCTGGGAGTACGCGCGCACCGTCAAGGTCGGCGGCGTCTCCACGGCGCTGATCCGCGCGAAGTACGCCGAGTTCCTGGCGGTCACGCCGCAGGCCGAGAACACGCTCTACTACGGAGCGATCCCGGACCTCGACGCCTTCCAGGGTCGTCTGTTCCAGGCCGAGCGGTTCTCGAAGTCGTGGACGATCCCCGATCCGTCCTCGATGCAGATGCTGCTCCACACGCGCCCGCTGCCGATCCCGCGCCGTCCCGGCTCGATGGTCAGCATGAAGGTCGTCTCCGGCTGATCTAGCCTGAGCACCTGAGACTCGCGGGGGCGGGTCTTCGTCGGCCCGCCCCCTTTTTCTTCTCTCCTCTCAAACTCACTCATCAACCAGCACACCACCATGAACGATCCCAAGTACCGCGTCTCCATGAAGAACAGCCTCAGCGTCGGAAGCTCCGTGCGCGTTCTGCTCCAGCCGGGGGCCGAGATCAATCCCGTTTTCCTCACCGAAGAGCTGGCCCAGCGCCTGCTCTCCGAAGGCGCCATCGAGCTGCTCTCGCAGCCGCCCGCGCCCGTCAAGGTCGAGAAGCTGCCGCCCGTGGGCGTCGGCGAGCAAGCCTTCGCCGAAGGCCGCCAGTCGCCCGCTGCGGAGACCTCTCCTGGCCAGAGCAAGGCGCAGGCTGCGCTGCTGAAGATCCAGCAGGCGCGCGCCGAGAAGGAAGCTGTCGAAGCGGCCCAGGCCGCCAAGGCGAAGAAGGCGCCGGCTCCGGCCGGTATGTGGACCATGAACCCCGAGACGCTCATGGGCAAGAGCGTCGATGATCTGCGCCAGCTCGTGCGTCAACGTGACGCATCGCTGGACGTGCAGGAGTTCGACGAGGTGGAGCTGATCGCTCTGCTGTCGGCCGACTTCACCTCCGAGCCGGCGCAGGGCTGATCCCCTAGGGAGCTTGAGATGACCGACCCGCTGTTCCTCGAAGACCTCGATGCGATGAAGTCTGCGTTGCGCCTCAGT